ACTTTTTCTATAAGTTGTGCAGTAAACGAAATACCTAGAATAAATTTTGAAATGCAAGGTATATTTAATACACCGACTGATACTGCCTTACCTACAGTTACAAAGTCATTACAACCTGATCCCGTCTTATTTAAAAACGGTAATACATCTAGCTTTTCTATATTCGGTTTTTCAGCCGCTTTACAATCTTGGGAGTTAGATTTTGCTAATGAAGTTATATACAGGGAATTAGTAGGTGGCACAAAAGAAGCACTAATTACAGACCGTAGGCCATCAGGAACAATGGTTGTTGAAGCTGTTGCATTATCAGATAAAAACTTTTTTACAACTGCTACAGGCACATCTACTGGCAGTAATACTTGGGTGCATTCTGGTGGTGCTGGTAATATCGTCACTGTATCTTGTCCACAAACAGATTTAGGACAGCCAACTTACGAAGATAGCGATGGTATAACAATGCTTAACCTTCCATTTTATGCAACTCCTACAGATGCAGGGCAAGATGAATTTAGTTTAGCTTTTACCTAGTTGCTAAGTTATAGAAAAGGGTTTACCCTAGAAAATATTATATAAAATTTATGTTTATTTTAAAAAAGGAAGCAACTTTTACGCAACCTATTGTTTTTACAACACCTGCTGATGGTGGCACTCAAAAAGAGGAAACATTTGACGCTGAATTTAAAATAATTTCTCAATCAAGGATTAATGAGATAGCTTTACAAGCACAAAAAAAACAAAAAGAATTAAATGACGGTATTTATGATGGTACTGAAATTTCAGATTTTATGATCGCAGATGAAATCTTAGTAGGGTGGGATGGTATTACTGATGGTGATAAACCTGTACCTTTTACAAAAGCTACAAAAAAACAGGTTTTAGATACAGTTGGTTTAGCTAATTTATTAGTTACTGTATATTTTGAAGAAGTATCAAAACAGAAAATAAAAAACTAGAAGGGGCTGCACTATTTTGGTGCGGTGATAATGTCATCGATAAAACTGAAGAAGATGATGCTGTATTATTTGGTCAGCCCATAAAGTCAAAACAACAAAAAACTAATGTATATGAAGTTTTAAAGGACAATTGGTTAGCTTTAACTGTATTTACAAAAATACAAACACAATGGAGAACTGACCAAGGAGTTATTTTAGGTTTAGATTATAATGTTTTACCTTTTATATTTAAACTATATAAAAAAGAAATAAAAAAACCTAATGAAATATTTGCTGACTTGCAAGTATTAGAGGCTAAAATAGTAGAAACTTTAAATAAAGATCATAAATAATGGATTTAAGCACTTCTTATACAATAAAAGCAAAAGTAGAAGGACAAAAGCAAATAAGTGGTCTAGAAACTGGACTTAATAAATTAAAAGTATCTACTAATAATACAGCTACTGCAATGAGTAAGCTTAAAACTGCGGCTGGTAATGCCTTTGGAGTTTTAAAAAATATTGCACCAGTTCTAGGCGTAGCAGCTATTGGTAAGATGGTTAATGATACATTGCAACTTGGCGATTCATTGGACAAAATGAGTCAGAAAACAGGTATAGCTGTTCCTGTATTAGATAAATTAAGACAGGCTGCAGATTTAGGTGGAACAGATTTTAAGGTTTTAAGTAAAGCATTTCCAACCCTTGCTAAAAACATGCAAGATGCTAGTAGAGGTATTGGAACAGCAAGAAAATCGTTAGACGAAATGGGCATTAGTGTTTTAGATTCTCAAGGCAACTTAAAACAACTTGATGATATATTTTTTGAAATTGGCGATTCTTTGAAAAATTTTAGTGAGGAAAAAGGTCTCGCAATGGTAGGTGAAATATTTGGTACTGGAATTGGTTCAAAGCTTATACCAATAATGAAACAAGGCAGTGAATCAATACAAGCTTTAAAAACAGGTTTTGACCAGGAATTAGCAGAAAGAATGGCTGCATTTAACGATAGGGTTACTCAATTAGGTGAAAGATTTAAAATACTAAGAACTGAATTAACAAAATTATTGCTAGACCTTTTAGAAAAGCTTGTTAATTTATTAACAGATTTAACTGATAAATTTTTAAATTTACCTCCTAATGTACAAAAAACTATTGGTGTTTTAGTTTTAGTCGGTAGTGCATTAGCTATTGCTGCGCCTGCTGTTTTTACTTTAGTAACAAGTCTTGCAGCTCTTATATTTTCATTTAAAATGCTTGCAAAAATTAAACTCGCTACAGTATTAGGAACAATAGTTGCTAAATTTGTTGCTCTAAAAGGAGGTGTTTTGTTAGCTGTATCTGCTTTTGCTCCATTATTAGCAGGTGCTGCGATACCAGCAGCAATAATAGGTTTAGGCGTTTTAATATTTAAATTTAGAGATCAAATAGGAAGCGCATTACAAGCAGTAGGACAATTTTTTATAAATGCATTTTCACCACTTACTGAGTTCATAGGCGGTGTTTTTAATGGAGCAATGGATATGGCAAGAAATGCATTTAATAGATTGCCTAATATTGTTCAGGAAGCTATAAAAGTAGCTACAGCTCCTCTAAGAGGTTTTATAAATTTCTTGCAAAGAATTTTAAGCTTATTAGGAAGAGTAAGAAAAGCAAAATCAAACCCACCAAAACCTCCAACAAACTCTACTTCAACTTCAACTTCTACTACCTCTTCAACTCCCCCTCTATTGCCTCGTACATCTGGCTATCAGGAATCTAATCTAAGTACAGGAAATGTTGGTGAAATGTTTGCTAGACCAACACAAACCTATACTATACCTAGCAGTAACCCTAGTAATTTATCAACTACACAATTACCTAATAATGGTTTTCGTATTACTCAAAATACAAATAAACCTAAACCACCTAATATTAATATACAAACAGGAAATGTTGTACAAATGGATAATCAGAATTTTGTTACCACAACTGATCTACAAAATGCAGTTCAAAGTGCAACAACTCAAACTATGAACTATATACAAGCTGGTAATGTTATTCACTATTTATAATTATGTCTAATTTTGATATTTTAACTTTTCTTGAATATTATTCAGACAAATCTAATGTTGTAGATAGTAACGGAAAAAGATTACCAACATTAACACATCAAAATTTTTATCAATCTGCACAAAATCAAGTAGCAGATTCAGAAATTAGTCATAATATAAATTTTACTTATCTTGCTTTTGATGCAAGTGGTTTTGCTTCTACTGAAGCTAGTGATATTAATAATTTAACTATTAATATTGCTGCAACTGCTAATATTATTGACCTAACAGACACAGCGATGACGGGTGATAGATTAGTAATCGCTTCTTTGTATGTGCAATCTATAGGGCAAGAAACATTTAGTAGTTCTGCTAATTTAATTTGTAGATATATAGGGACTATAGATCATGCAACTGTAGATGATACTACTGTGACTTGGAATATAACACCAGGTATATCAAAACAAAAGGCACAAATACCGACTAAACGAATTAGTAGTGATCTTGTAGGTAGATTTATAACAACATGAAAGATTTTATTTTTGCCATAAATATTAAAGCTGTATTAATAGATGATACTGAGGTAAATAATGTTAAAGGTTTTGTAATTAATAATAAAAGAATATACAAATTATCTGATGGTACAATCTTAACTGACACAAAAAAAATAAAAAAATTTTTGTTTGCTACATTTACAGTAAGACCTGAAATTTTACATTCAATTATGTCTTTGGAGTATATTTAATGAGAACAGTAGGAAAAATTGATAAAAAATCATTAGTAGACGGTAAGTACTATTTAGGTGGTCATAAGCCTGTACCTATAGGAACTGTTGACAGAGGTCAATCATTTGGTGCTAGAAGGCAATCAAGATCAAAAGTTGCTCAAAATTCACAAATATTAGATGAAAGCCTAGAAAATTTTAAACAACCTAATTCAGATTTAGATGTTTCACAAAAAATAATACAACCAGGTGAAACTGTACCTATAGTTTTTGGTAAAAGATCTAATGATATAGGTGGTGTTTGGATAAAACCAAGTTTAGTAAAAGCAGGCACTTCTAGCTTTGTTCAAAAATTATTATTTGTTATATCTCAAGGAGAAATAGCAAGTACACCTGAAAAAGCAAAAGCATTTACAGGATTAAAAAAACTTACATTTTTGGATGATACAAGTATTTCTTTAAGTCATTTATATAATACTGCAGCAACACTTGCTAGTAGTCCTACAACATGCCCTATCTCTAGTAGTGGTTTATTTTGTGGTAATGATATATATAGCTATTTAGTAGAATTGCAGAAAGCATCTTCTGGTTCTTCATTAGAAAATACACCTGATTTAGCAAAAGATTTTTTCTCATTAAAAGAAAAGACCTTTGGTACTGGAGATACATCTAATACAACTTTTATTACTAGCTTGCAAGTTTTTGATGCTGAAACTGGGGCAAATGTTACTACAAATTATCAAAACATATATCTACAAGCTTCAAGTATGGAATTTAGAAATAATACAAGATTTGATTCTAGTTTTAATGTCATTGGTGGTAAAACAGTTGGTACTATACAAGACTTGAACGCCGATCTAAATAATGGTGCTTTATTTGCTCCTTTAACTGGTTCAGGCTTGTCTAATTTACAGCAAGTTAGTGGAGGCCGCACAAAATTTATTTTTAAACATACTTTTGTTTCGTTAGATACTCAAACAAATACAAGTAACCCTGCAAGCACTGGAACACTTGAAGGAGTACAAACTGAATACGCCATAAGTCCTACTTCTACACTTACAAACAATTCAAATAATAATTCTTCATTTGCAGATATAACATTTTTAGCATCTAGTGGAAATCTTTATGAAACCCCTTCATCTGGTACTTTTCCTACAACAACAAAACAACTTTATATTTTTTATGACGAGGGAGTCAAAGTAGATTTATTTAGTGCTGGTTTATCTGGTTCTAGTTATACAGTCGGTGCTAGTAATCAATTTATTGATTTAGCAATGTATTTATTTAAAGTTTATAAAAAAATTGATGGAAATAATACAGCATCTATTGTAGCTCCTGTAGAACTGTCAAATTTACAAAGTCTTTCTAGTTTTTGTTCTAACAATAATATGTTTTTTAATGGCATAATTTCAAAAGCAGTTAATATTGTTGATTATATTTCTAGTATTGCGCCATTTTATTTTTTATCTTTTTTATCTGTTGCTGGTAAATATAGATTCGCTCCTACTTTACCTATAAACAGTAGCAATCAAATAGATACAACTGCTTTAACTCCAGTTGCTACTTTTAATGAAACTAATATACTTCAAAACACATTTACAAAAATTTATTTTAATGTTGAAGATAGAAGAAACTTTATTGCAAATTGTATTTATACAGAATGTATACCAACAGAAATATCAAGACGTAAAACCATTAGTGTTAAATTTACAAATACTGATTTAGATTCACCAACAGAACAATATGATTTATCAGAGTGTTGTAGTGATGTCAATCATGCTATTTTGTATGCAAAATATGAATTATCAAAACGCAAACATTCAACACATAATATAGCTTTTTCAACTTCATTAGTTACTACAACTCTTATACCAACTGATCTTATAAAAATTGAAATAAAACGCGAAAATAGTGTAGGTGATAATAGAACTGAAATAAATTATTATCAAATTACGAGTATCACTTATAATAGCGATGGAATATCTAATATACAGGCTATACATTTCCCTTTAGATTCTAATGATAAATCTGAAATATCTACAGAAATCACTAGTGGTACTTTTACAGTTTTACAATGACAAATTTTCCAAGTTTAGAACCATTAACAAGACAACTTAATTACGGAAATTATCCACAAAATACATACGAAGGATTAAGCGGTGGTAATGTAAGATTTAAATTAGCTAATAAACGTGTAGAACAAATTTTGACTATTACATATGAGCATTTAAATGAAACACAAGCTCAATCATTATTAACTCATTTTAATGGTCAAAATGGTACTATTGAATCTTTTGATTTACCTTCAATTATATGGTCAGGTTATTCAACTCCTCCTGTAAGTAGTAGTAGCTACAAATGGAGATATAATAAATCATTTGATATAGATATTTCAGCCCCATTAAGATATAGCACCTCTATTGAGTTAGTAAGTGTACCTGTATAATGGCAACTTTTCCTTCTCTAACACCGTCATCAAGATTATATACTCAAGGTGATTTTCCAAATGCTATACAGATTTCATCTAGTGGTGTTATAAGTGGTTTTCGTCAAGGCAACAGACGTATAAATCAAATTCTGCAATTAAAATTTTTAAATTTAACAGAAACGGAAGTTAATCTTATAAGAACACATTACGATGGTCAAAGTGGCAGTTTTGAAATATTTTTCTTGTCCTCAAATATTTGGTCAGGATATAATGCACCACCTGTAGCTTTAGTATCAGATTTTGCATGGTTATATTCAGAACCTCCATTAATAACAGATACTGAACTAACAAATAAATGGGATGTTGATATAAATCTTATATCTGTTCCAATAGATAGCGGTGATTTTGTGTTAGATGCTGGCGATTCTACAACAACTGCAAGAGAATATTTAGTAGATGCCTTAACAAGTAGTACCTCTCCTACAAGAGAATATATAATAGATTCAAGAAACTCTAATTAGACATGACAATTACACTAAATGCTTTACAAAAGCAAAGAAGGGATACTGCTAGTAATTGGACATCTAATAATACGGTTTTATTAGCAGGTGAATGGGGTATTGAATCAGATACTAAAAAATTTAAGATAGGTGATGGATCAACAGCATGGCAAAGTTTAGATTATGTTCCAATACCTGATGCTAATAGATCATTACCAGGAAACTTAGTTGTTGAAGGAAATTTTACTGTAAATGGTACGACTACTACTATTGATACAAGTGTATTAACAGTCGAAGATATTAACATTGTAATCGGCAAGGTTTCAACTCCAACGGATACTACTGCAGATGGTGGTGGTATTACATTAAAAGGTGCAACAGATAAAACTATAAACTGGGTTGATTCTACAGATTCGTGGACATTTTCCGAGCATGTTGATTTAGCATCTGGAAAAGTATTTAAAATTAATAATTCTGAAATTTTAAGTGCAACAGGTTTAGGTAGTTCTGTAGTTAGTAGTTCATTAACATCTGTTGGTACTATTACTTCAGGTACTTGGAACGCAACAGCTATAAGCGGTTCAAAAGTGACGCCTGATTTTGGATCACAAGCGATAACTACAACTGGAGGACTAAGTATAAATGGAGCAACAGTATTTAATGAAAATGGAGCAGATGTAGATTTTAGAATTGAAAGTGATGATAATGCAAATATGTTTTTTGTTGATGCTGGTAATAATCGAATTGGTATAGGTACAAATAGTCCATTAAATAATCTTCATTTACATCAAGCTGATTCTGAAAAATGTATATTACAGTTTACAAATACAACAACAGGTACAGGAGCTACTGATGGGTTACATGTAGGCCACGTTGCTAATGAAAATGTAGCATTTTGGAATCACGAAGATACAGATATAAATATTGCAACAGATAATACTCATAGGATGGTAATTAAAAATGATGGTCTTGTTGGGATAAATCTTGGTAATGGTGTTGACCCTTTAGAGCTTGTACATATGAAGGGTAACTTATACATAGTAAAAAATGCTTCAGGTGCGAATGAGGGTAATGCAATACAATTCCAAACAAAAACTGGTGGATTTGATACGTCTTATGGTGCTGCTATTCATGGTTTAAGAGTAGGAAATTCAAGTTCATATCTAAGGTTTGACACAGGTGGTCAAAGTGAAAAGATGAGATTAGACGAGGACGGGAGATTAGGGATCGGGACAACAAATCCTACGAGTGCAGGTAGCTACACTAAATTTCTCCAGATTTCTGATAGCAATAGTGCTTCAGTTGCAATTAGTCGTTCAGCTTCGGGAAGTGCTCATACTCTTGAATTAGGAGCTTTTAATGGTGTTTCTTTAATAGAAAGTACAGGTAATACTTCTTTAAAATTTAAAGTAAATAGCGAAATACGCATGCTTATAGATTCGTCTGGAAGGGTGCTTATAGGAACTACTACTGAAGGTTCAGCAGGAGCAGATGAATTTACTATAAATACACCATCAGGACATGGGGGTATGACTATAAGGAATGACACTTCTTCAAACGGAAATATTTGGTTTTCAGATGGAACATCTGGTAGTGCTGAATATGCTGGTTATATTCAATATGCACACAATGACGATGCTTTAGTTTTTGGTGCTAATGCTGACGAACGCATGCGTATAGATTCGTCTGGAAACGTGGGTATAGGTACATCAAGTCCTACTAGACCACTACATATTGCTTCTGATGAAGATTTAACTTCTTTTACTGGCACAGCAAAAGGTGCATTTTGTATTTCAAATAGTGATTATGCAAATGGTGAATATAGTGCAATAGATTTTACATATACAACTAGTGATAAGCCTCTAGGTCGTATTGCAACAAAAATAACGAGCAGCGGTAGTTTTTTAAGTTTTGGAACTTCTAACACTTTTTTCAACGGAATCACAAATGAAGCGGTAATTATAGATCCGTCTGGAAACGTAGGGATCGGGACATCAAATCCTGACAGATTACTCCATTTATCAGGAGCGGATACAGCAATAATACGTTTAGAAAATACTGATACAAGCTTAACAACTAACCAAATAATAGGTGGTGTTGAATTTGAAAAGCAAGATCCCTCTGGTGGTGGTGTTGGAGTAGCTGGTGGTTTAAGAATGTACTCAGGTGTAGATGGAATAACTACATATCTAACATTATCAACTTCTGATAGTTCATCTAATGATGTAGAACGCTTAAGAATAAACGCGGATGGGGACGTAATGGTAGGTCGTTCAAATACAACTATTAATACGACTAATTTCGGTCATGTTTTATTTAATGATGGAACTGCTATTAATTCACGAAATGCTGGTGCTTCAGATGCAGTGATGCAATCACATGGAAATGCTGGTACTTTTCGGATTATGGGTGATGGTGATGCTGAAAATACTAATGGTAGATACACCCAAATATCAGACATTAAATATAAAGAAAATGTTGTTGATGCAAACTCACAATGGGATGATATAAAAGCAATCAAAGTTAGAAATTTTAATTTTAAAAGTAGTACAGGTTGGTCAACTCATAAGCAAATTGGGATCGTTGCTCAAGAACTTGAACTTACAAGTCCAGCACTTGTTAAGACATCTTTTAATCGTCAAAGGACTGAAAGCCATAAATCTGTTGCACAAAGTATAGTTTATATGAAAGCATTAAAAGCACTGCAAGAAGCTATGGCAAAAATAGAAGTGTTGGAAACCAAAGTTGCCGCACTAGAAGCCGCCTAATAGAATACGTTTACATATCTATTTTTTATGACACCACAAGAACTTTACGAAGAAACAAAATCTATTCTTGATGCCGAAATACAACAGGCACAACAGATTCAAGCTGATATACAAGCAAAACAACAACAGCTAAATCAATTGACAACTAAAATAGTTGGTAATCAAAAATTAGTAGAAGGTCTTAAA